CTATATAGGATAGTTAGCCGTTAATACTTCTAACCTCTTCTTACCACTATTACTACTTCCCAAGTGCATAGTTATCTCCTTCTGACGCCAACCGTACTGCTGTACATACTTATTGAGTTCATCATTAGGGTAGGAACTAAGTAGGAACTTACCTTTGACTTTAGCTAAAGTTGCCAATAGTTCATTGAAGTGAGATTGTTCATATCCTCCATAGTGCCCTTGTTTGGCTCCTACATACGGAGGATCTACATAGTGGAACGTATCAGGTGTGTCTCGCAAGGATATCACTTCACAAGCGTCACTATTGTCTATCTGTACGCCTTGCAAACGAGTAGAATAGATGTCTGTGAAGTTGACTATCTTGTTGTTGAGGACAGACACGTTCTTGCTGTTGGTTGTGATACGACAGTTGCCTACTTGGTTAGAGTAACCGCAGTTAGTGGCGTACCAAAATGCCCACGCTTGTTGTATTTCTGTAAAAGCAAAGGGAGCATGGTAGATTACCAATGCAGCTTTGTAGGCTTCTCGGCTCACAGTTGACTGCTTTATGAGGGTTTGAAGCTCAGCAAAGCGAGTTTGCAGGACCTTGTAAAACGTATAAACATTGGCATTGAAATCATTGATGATTTCTGTTTTAACTTTCTCCTTTGCCCAAAAGACAGCCCCTCCACCAAAAAAAGCTTCGGTATATACTTCATGTTTGGGTATAAGTGGTAATATATGGGGCAACATGGTTTGTTTCCCTCCATAGTATGAAATGGGGGTACGTTGCCAAATCTTAGTGGTCGATTTCATGCTTTGATGTTTTGTAAATCATTATATCTTCGTAAGTACTTAGGAAATTCCCGCTTGTATTGACTACTATTCGCTCAGTGCCTTGGAAAGGACTGGGGAAGTTGTACTCATTACAAAGGAAGTCAAAGAGGTCTAATAACTGCCCTTTATTAGAGCTGAAATATACATACATGGGCATTGTATTCAAACTCTTGACAATTTGCAGATAATCCTTGAGTTTCCAATAATTTCCCCCTGTATAGGACGAGACATCGGTGGAGAGATAGGGCGGGTCAAGGATAAATACGATATCCTCTGTATTAGCGAACTCATGGATAAGTTCCTTATAATCGGTGCTCCTACGTTCAACACCGTGTAAATAGTCCTCACTGTTATAAGGGGTTTTGATGACACAATTGTAAAAATTCTCCTTTTCCAAGCCTCGTAAGGAGGTAGCATATTTTCCACTGAAAAGCAAACTTGCAGATAAAGAGATAAAATCTACTCTATCAGTAGGATATTGCTGGATAACCTCCAATATAGCAGGCTTTAGGTCATCTATTCGTTCTCCTTTGGGTTTGCGCTCGACTATGGGGCGTAATTGAGCCAATATCTCATTGGTGATAGGAATACACTCTAATCGGTTTGCAAAGTTGTCATAATCGTTCCATATCACACGAGCCATGGGTTTTTCCTGCTTGATAGTATGGGATAGTAGTCCAGAGCCTCCGAACAAATCCACATAGGTAGCCTTGTCGGGGAAAGCCTTTAAAGCCTCTTTGAAGTGCTTGACAAACTTCCTCTTTTGTCCTTGAAAAGGAAGGGGTGATTGAGAATAATTTTTCATGAATTATTTGGTTGTTTTAGTTATTCTTTGTACTTTTGTGCCTCTCACGCTAAAAATAGACAAACCCCCAAAAACCCCACAAACAACCTATCCTCCCCTCTGCGTTCTGGCGTTTTAGCAGTGTTTAAAAGTGCTTTAAAAGCGATTTAATCTTCACCGAAACAGTTTTAATCTCCAAGCAACATACACTAATACTCCAACAACTAATATCCAAAAGATATACCTTATTGGCGTGTCCTGAACATGCTTTTCTACTTGTTTGCTTTGACTTGCTTCCTGCTTTTTTACCTCACTTTTTTGACTGATCTGATTATTTATAACAAGAGTACTATCAGATTGCTGTAGGCGCTTAGAAAGGTTATCTGTTGTTCTAAGTGTTACCTTTCCGCCCTGTACTCTTATGGTTTCACTATCGCCGTCTCGTATGCGATAATATACCAACTCCTTGGCATTGCCCATGCTATCCCTATCACTCTCAAGGGTGAGTTCGTAAGATTGTGAGTACTGAAGATCAAAAGTAGCGACCTTTTGGGACTTCTCTACGTGTGAGGAGCTGTCTTTTATCTCCTTTCTTTCGCTCTGCCGCTCTTCTCTGTGCTCGGTTCGGTTTGATTTCTTGCTCTTGCAACCAAAAAGCACCATAAGAGCTAATAGTAAATACAATTTCTTTCTCATACATTGCTTTGACTTTTTTTGATTGATTTTTCAAGCCACATAAGACCCTCTTCCAACTTGGTAATCACCAAGGAAAGCTCTCGACTTCGTGGTAATTGTTCTACTTTAGTGAGGAGACTTTCATACTCTTTTTTTAGTTCATTTACTTCTATCATAATTAACAATTTACGATTAGATATTTTGGTACTCCTCCTTAGCGTTAAAGCATGGGCAAGCCTTTTTTACTCCTAAAAAATCTCGGTGCCCTTGTATCACTGCATCGGGGTACAACTTTCTCAACTCTCTTAAAAGCTCCAAAATAGCCTCCTTCTGTTCCTTTGTTCGGGTATCTTTAGGCTGTAAGGTGTTTTTGTCAATGCCCCCAATGTAGCATATCCCTATGCTATCGGAGTTGTGCCCTTCCACGTGGGCAGGGACTTTATTGACATCTCTGCCCTCTTCTACGGTCCCGTCAAGGCGGACGATATAGTTGTAACCTATTTCGGTAAAACCTCTTTGTTTATGCCATAGGTCTATATCCTTAGCAGTATGTACTCGCCCTTCAGGGGTAGCGGAACAATGTACCACGAGGTACTTAATAGTTCGTTTGCTTTTTTTCATGGTTTTTGATTTTAAATATTAATAAATAGCGCCGATATACCCGTCTTACGCTCTGTCTCCAGCGCATAGGGTAAGTGTTTTGTGATAAATTCTTTTGGTGTCATATTTGAGGCGTTAGTATTATTTTAAATTTTGTTTTTTTATTATTGTCATCATCATATACCATAAAAGAAAAACTAAATGTTTCTCCTGAGTTTATTCTATTTATCATTTCCTTCTTAAATTGTATATAAAAAAAATCATTTTCAAACGTTATATCAACAATCATTCGGCTTTTATCTTCTACAATCTGAAATCTTGTAGCTCTCATTTTATAAAGTTTGATAGATGGTCGCCAATCTTCCCATCTTGTTTTATTATATTTTGTCCAGGTTAAAATTCCTATTGCATTTCCTTCATAATTCTTAAAAATGAGTTTATTTCCGCTAATTAAGTTATTTAAGCCTACGACAGGTTCTCTTTCACTCCATACATTATATTCTTTATATTTATAACATGAATTAATCACACTTACAAAATAAGGGTAAATAGGCTCTATTTTCTCCCCCCCCCAATCAAAATATTGTATCGCATTCATCTGTTTATATATTTAATCACGGGATAAGGCACGAGGCTCGCCACTATATCCCACCAGTCTATAAATGTCTTTTTATAATACTTGTCATATAGCTCTTTGCTCAGCCCTATCACGCCTAATGTCATAGCAGCTATAAGCAAGGATTTTCCCACGGATAGGAATAACACGGCTACCAAGAACGTGCCTACAAATAGCATATTCCCGTACTTACTATGTAGGAGCTTATCACTCCCTTTGAGTTGGTTCATTACTTTCATCATACGTTGCGAATATCTATATACATCTTATTCCCATTAGCAGTACTAACTACTGCTGTACTTCCATCTCCCCCGTTGAAGGTGTTATCTCCTGTATATACCACTTGCTTTCCTGTTGTGTTAAATGTTACCGCTCCACCTGCAAAACACTTACGAAACACCACATTTCTATTTTCTTCCATTGTTGAAACATTAACAACAGCATTTGCCATTACATTAATAGTCCTACCATACCATGCAGCACCCATCGTCCAATTGGAGGAAATATAGCCACTTGTCCCTATATAATCTGCCAGATGTATCGTTTGCCCATTTGTTGCAAAAACCCTTTCTCCTGATGGATTCACATTTGTTTTGATACCATTGAGCTTTATCAAACCATCATTTATATCAACAGTAACTGTTGTATTCCCATTCCAATTAACTAAATCATCAAGAATCTTTCTAAATTCAACGATACCTGAAGAAGAACCAATTTGCAGATTCCCCTTACATTTTATGTCACCACCATCTCCTCCAGCCCATGCATTAATTCTAAGTCTTTTCTTTAAGATAAGCCCTTGATTAGATAGTACCGCTTCTGCACCATCTTCACCAACTTGTACTTGACCATCCGTTCTAACAGTTGAAGTACCAAAATACACCCCATTAGTATGGCTGTTAAGGTCATTAATCCGTAACCACTCATCTACTTGTGTCCTTATGACTTCTTTGTTGTTCCTACGATTCCAATTTGTAGGAATAAAATCTAAAGAAGGTTTTCCTTCAATATCATTCCAATGATGAGTATGTCCTTTGAGTGCATAACGGCCGTCAAGGTTTACAGTAAGTTGTTGTCCATCTGATCGAAGCCCTGTGAGTACTCCTGTCAGGTGATTAAAATTAAGGGAGTTGAGCTTGATATCTGCTAAGTTCTCAGGCAATGTATTGTTGTCTGTAAAAGGAGCTTGTAAGACAGTGCTATCAGCAAAGGTTATAGTGATGATCTTATCCACATCACCTGTTACAGTAAGCCCCACAACACGCTTTTTGGCATTAAATTGATTGGTCTGTTTCTCCTCATTGGTATAATCATTAGAGGTAAGTGTTTTTCCTGCTTCCTTGTCCACTTTCTTATCGAACAGCTCCTTGTGTGCCTGACTATCAGTAAGGTGACTTTGTAATTGTTCTGCTGTAGCCGTGCCCTGTATGGCGCTCTCCAAGCCCTCGACAGAGGTCATGGGAATTTTTTCAGACTTATGCCAAAAACTATCCAGCCAGGCCCAAAACTGCTCTTGGGTAGGTTTCATAAAGTTGGAAAACCAACGCTTTAATATTGATATTGGTGTAATCATTGTGTTTTAGAATAAAGGGTTAAAAGATTTCAATTGAACCCAACAAAACGAATAAATTTAACTATTCGTGAAGGCTGAATATTATCAATAGGTTGCTTTCCTCCTTTGAGGAGAGCTTTAATATTGTTACCTGATTCTTTCCCCCAACTAGGAATAGACCCACTATTAATCCATCCACCCACATTATTTCCATTATAATTAATAAGGTCAAGACCAAGTATTTCAAAACCACTTCCATTTTTATTTTTTAAGTCAAGTTCCATTTCGGGTAAGTTGTTTTTTTCAATGCGTACCGTTTTACTCCCTACTTCTGTACCTAACCTACTAAACAGGGTATCATCGGATTTATGGCCTAGAGGTACTACCCCCTGCATCTCGGTATGTTCCACCCAGCCCTCTGGAATTTCAGAGGCTGGTCTGTCCCATATCGCCACCAACCCTATAGGCACCGTCTTTCTTACCCGCTCTTCGAGCTTTTCCAAGCGCTTGAGTAAGGAATTTTCCTCCGTAAAAGATTGAGCTTCTATTTGTTGGTTGTTTAATGGCCTTTTAAAATTTGCCCAGGGGTGTCCACTTGCACTGTTGCCAAAAGTAGCATAGCGGCTATATTCTACGGCCTTCTCTACTCCGTCTTTGAAGATTCGCTTTTGCGAGCTCTCTACAATAATGACCTTTTCGGATATTGGAGCTCCTTTGAAGGGAAGCACCTCGCCATTGATATATACCACTCCATCGGTAATGCTACGACCTACCCGATCACAGCCCGAAAGAATACTTAGGTTACCCGCTATATTTCCCAAAGCATTGAATAGTTGGTAGCTCTGCTGCATAAATTTGAGGGTATAGGTGCCTAATGGGAACCCTCCTGTATTATCAAAGTTGATTTTATTCATAAATGATTATATATCTTTTAGATGCTATCTTGTAAGCCTCAATAATGGCTTTAATCTCTACATTTCTTGCTCGTAATGTGTTCGGTATACGTACAGAGAAATTCACCCCACTCACATGCATTTCTCCCGAGGTATATAGGTATTTTTCCTCTAAATATACAGGTTGATTTTCCGCCTCCGTATAGATATACACTGCGTTAAAGTGAGTCATATCCTCTATACAGATACGCCTTAATGTCTGGTCAAAACTATCATTGAGGATCTTCCTTAGATAGCATTTCTGTCCGTTATGCGTGAGGGTTACCAGGTCGCTATTTCGCTTTTGGTTAAAGCTATATTGGAGTTGCTCCAAGGGGGCAATAAGTATCTGTAACCAAGCTACAAGGCGTGCTTTTCTTAAAAAAGTAGGCAGTAGCAAGATCACGAGCCTCCGTAAATTGAGGTCAAAGATTCTCATAGGTAGGTAATGGTGCTTTTGGTATCGTTATTTGTATCAAAATTCACGGCAAAATAACCACTTTCGGGTATGCGACTTATATTTATCTCTTGGAAATTACCCCAGATACTTCCTTCTATCCACTTGGTTTGGGCAAGGTCTATACTCACATCCTTGACCCCCTCCACCCCTTGAATAACATCGGTAAGGGCTTGTAGGGAGAGCTCACCGTTGAAAGGTAAACGCTTGAGGTAATCCTTAATGGCTTCTTTTACAGTTTGCTTACCCGAATTAACATTCATTCCATTCTCGTTCAGAATAAGTGGGTTACGGACAATGCGGATAGAGAGCTTGAGCCAATCGGGTTGATTATTCAGTATGGTAACATAGACCCCCGCATACTTGATTTCATTGATATAGCGACTAAATGCCTCTTGCTGGTGAGTAGTCACTGGGGTGAGTGTACCTGCGTTGTCGGTAGCTATCTTAATCACGATACGGCTCTCAGTTGGGGCATCAGTGACAGCACAATACTTGACTACCTTGCTCGCTTCTATCTGTTCCTCTGTTCTTCCATGATTGTTGAACTTGTCGCTATTGGGCAGCAGGTCAAAGCCGTATTGGAAGGCTAAGGCCTTGCTATGATACCACTTAGCTGTACCTGGTTTAAGCTCGGCAATTCTCCTATCTATATCCGCCCTGTGCAGGTCGAAAACCTTTTCCAAACTCCATATTGCTACTGAGATGATATAGACCCACAAGCGCCATATAGCTACTTTGGAGGTGCTATTAAGCTCATTAAGGGCAGGCTCTTGAGCCTTGGCTTGGTAGATGAGTTCTTGTATTTCTTGTATCGTGCGTGCCATATCTTAATGATTGATAATTAGGGGTTGTAGCTTGTCTATACGCTGTTTACCTTTTTCAAAGTATTCTTGGTCAATCTCGGTAGCAATGCCTTTCATACCCATATTATGAACGGCTTCCATACAACTCATAGAGCCAGCAAAGAAATCCGCTACTACTATCTCATTGCGAGGTTTGTCTTTGGGTATAACCAATGCTAAAAGGCGTTCTAAGAGGCGGACGGGTTTTTGAGTGGGGTGAATGGTATAGCAAGGCGCATCACGACTTACAATCATCATACTTTCCTCAATAACTCCTTGCTCAATAGTTTTAACTCGAAGTAGTAAATTATCAGTATCATTTAATTCTGAACTTTTTACATTTACAGCATATTTTTGTTTTTTCCTTCTATCAGCATATACTATTGATGCGTTTCCCTCTAAAAATTCTTGTATTTTTTTTAGCTTATCTTTGTTTTTAAGAGCATTACTAATAGCTTTTACATCCAAAATCAAAGAGTCTATATTGTGTTTTTTTCTTTCAATATAAGGTATTTTGCTCTTATTGATAACTCCATTTTTCTTAGTAAAAATTGCAACTGTTTCGTGTCGCCTACCTATAGGTAAAGTTGGGGCAGTTGTTCTTCCCTTATCCCAAATCACCTCCTCTTTAAATACAAAGCCCAAGCCGTCCAATATGGTATTCCAGCGGTAGAATGAAGTACCCCTACCAAACATCACGATAAAGCCTTTTTTAGTAAGTAACCGCTTACATTCGTCAAAAAACTTTTGCTCATCAAATGGGCGTTCCAGCTTTTGATTTTTAAGATACAGATAAGGCGGGTCGATGCAAATTACATCAATACTCTCATCGGTGAGGGTTGCCATTACCTCTAAGTTATCGGCATTGTATAATTGTAGGTTATTCATAAGGTTTTTATTCTTTACTTACTACAAAATCAAGGTTAATTGCCCAAATACTGATACCCTCAAGACGTTCCAAGACTTGCTTGTCTTCTTTGGTGAAAGCCGTAGCAGGTTGGATACTCTTAGCCGTATAATAGGCTAATATATCTTTGTTTCTTGCTCCTGCCGAAAGAGGAGGGACTTTAAGGGGGGCGCCCGCTACCATATCATCAGTAACACTCTTATCATTAAGTGCAGCAAACTCAAAGATACTCTCAATGGTACCTGTGTGTTGCAGGGCGAGGTCAAGGAGTGATTGGTTATGTAGGACTGTGACAATCATTTTGTTTTACCATTGAGTTGTTTGTATTTTTTAAGTTCCGCCAAAAGCTCCTCTACGGAAGCCTCTAAGTCCTTAATGCGGGCATTGGCTTTTTTGAGTTCCTCGATTGCATTGGCATACTTAGCCCCTAAGTCTTCTATCATCTCTCGGTATATCTTCACCGCTTTATCCACATTGTCTAATTCATTGGTCTGTAACTCCATCTGTTGCTTTGGGCGGCCAAAAAACCAACCTGCTAAGCCTGAGAGTACCATTCCTAAAAATGATATGATGTGTTCTTTAAGTCCTTCTAATATCCAATCCATTTTTTAAGTTTTTAATTTTGAGTTACTAACCGCTTAGCTTATTGTCCCCGTTCCTGTACTTGTCGTGGCGCCCGTATAAGCTCCTGCCTGTAGGGTGATTCCTGCTTGCACCGTTACCTCGCCACTACGGACAAAGGTGTCAATAAGGGAGGCTAAGCGTTCAGCATATTCTTCCATACTGGATTCGGTTTTGGTAAGCATATCTTGTTGTAAGCTGATAATGCCTTGTTTGAGTTGTTCTTTGTTTAAGCCCATAGTTGGTTTATTTTGTTGTTGATTTCTTCAAACTTGGCTACGTTCTGCGGGGCAAAGTTGCCAGGGCCTGAAGGGGTTTGTATGATAGCGCCTTTAAGCTCAGTTAAAAGGTCATTTAAAAGTTTTTTAAAATTGGCTGTTTCATTGTGTATGGTGAAATTATCTGCTTTCAGCTCATATATTTCTACCTCTTGAGCATTGAGCAAAAAGGGCTGACTTTCATTATTTTCTACCATACCCACAAGGATAAGACTTCCTACTTTTGGTTTGATATACATTCCTCCTATACCGAGTGCTATGTTTAAAAAAGGCAGCTTCGTATCTAAATCGGTAGCTTCGCAGGTTTTTTCCTGCCAATCTACAGAGGTTACTGTTGCCCATTGTAGCACTTGAGGGATAGCTTTCTTTATCTTTTCAGAAAGCAATATGTCAAACTCGTCTATCTCGTTCATAATGTACTACCACTAATTTCTATTTCCTGCCTATATTGGGCGTTGCTAATACTCTTCTTTACTCTATCTACATAGTACTCACCGTGTCTATCGGGATAGAGGGTGGAACTTATACGAATCTTCTCTCCATGCTGTACGGAGGGAGTCCCATAAGTGGTAAAACTCCCTTCGAATCCCTCACGCTTGTGCAACTCGTATAGGCGCTTTACTTCCTTCTCAAGTTCGGCTTGTGAACTAACATGCCAAGTCATTTTTAAAGTCGTTTTAGGGTTCTCATCGCCAAACTCGTATTGTAACCGCTTGCCTTTGCCAAAGGACGAGGTGCCTATAATCTTTATGGTGCGCTCTTCTTTGCTTAGGTACTTAAGGTTATTTTCGGTGCAATTGCGTTCTAGGTCGAAATACTTCATCTCACCACTTACTTTTACATCCGAATAAGGCTTGGCTATAGTGAGTTTACCCGCACGGATAAAGCTGTATATTGACCAGTCTTTTTGGAGTTTGTCCAACACCGCACCCAGTGTGGTATTGCTAAAGCGTACACCACCAAGGCTTATATCTTCTACTTCTAAAGGGTAGGCTTTCACTACTTCAGTGAGGAATGTTTTTAGACTTGCCTTTGCCGACACGTAATTAACGGGCAACTGGCGTAGCTTCCACATTGCATCGCTAAGGCTAATGGTGATAGGAAAGTCTGCTGATACTTGGGTAATGAAGCCCTCGAACTCCTGCAAGAGCTCACCATTGTAACCCATTTGTATTACTACCCTATCTCCTACGGCAAAGAGTTCCCTTACTTTCTGCTTATCAAAATCACCTACATTACGAGGCAGCACCACGCTTGCCGTATCGGTGAGCATTTTCCACGAGCTTTCAATCTCAATGGCAGAAACTTTCTGCACCTTAAAAGGGGTGCCCTGCTTGGGGTAAAAAGTGATGGCTACTTCAATGGCTAAGGTCATAGTCTGTAAATAAGTTCAAAGGGTTCGTCACTAATGCAATTCAGCTCTATGGGAATGATGTTAGGTGTACCTTCCAAGCTACGTATATCAATGCTTTCAATCACTAAGTTGTGAATGTTTTTCCATCCAAAAAGGTCGCCTTCTACTGAGATAGATTGTATTACCTCTGACCATTCTATAAGGCGTTTTTCATACTCTCGTGAGCTTAACTCATCATTGTGGCACACCGTTCGAATACGTATTTGCCAATCGTCAAAGCCATAGATTTCCTTAACAGTACCATTGCCACCTATTACATCTGTACGACTTATATTCTTTACTCTCGAAAAATCTACCATAGTAGCGGGAGGCAACCAAAAGTCGGATAACTGCTTTTCTACTATTTTACTTTGGTAGTCGTAGAACTTATAGCTACCTGCTGTGAATTTCATAGGAAATACAATAGGTGTACCGAGTTTGGATAGTCGCATAGCCTCCTCTCTTCCCACCGTACGAATACTACTATATTCGGCCGTGTGTGCAGGCTCTTTGCCTATAGGTATAGTGAGGTATACAGGCAGGTTAGTACCAAAAGCCAATTTAAAGAGTTGTGATATGTTATAGCGGTTATCCATTGTCTACATTGAGTTTTAATAGCTTTTTGATGGCATCATAGTCTTTGTCGTCTCTCTCCAACTGTATTTTGATACGTTTCTCTATGGCTGTGCGATTATGTTTTCCCTTGATAAGTTCTACCATATTCGCCCCTACTAAAGGGTCGGATTTCCAATTGCCCTGCTGACTTTGTAGAATAAATCCTACCTCTTGCAACAAACTATCTCCAATACTAAAGTCCCCCGCTATGATTTCTAAGTCGTTATTTTCAGTTACAAGTATATCCATCATTCTTATAAGGTTACTAAGGCATCACGCATACGGTCATTGATTTTGCTAATTACTCCATTAGCCGCATTTTCTTTGCTACCAATGGTTTTATCAATAGGGAAAGTGTTGTTCATAGTGATGTTAATAGTGATAGTCTTACTGCCCCCTCCACTTCCTCCTATGCTCATAGTTCCGTCTTTACCTGCGTCTTTGCCACCTTTAGTAGGGGTGATAGGAATAGGGTTTGCACCTACTCCAATAGCTGAACTGGCAGAAAGATTGCCCGCTTTAGGGGCTTCGGTAGCTTCTTTTTTCTCTTTATTCCAACTAAGAGATTGTCCTGCCTTTGTGAACTCTTCTTTAGCGGCAAGATTAGCTTCATAAGCTACTTTAGCACTGTCAGCAATGGCTTTTTTACGATTTTCAGTATCTTCATTGATTTGGGCAAGCATCTTATTATTTTCGTTCTCATCTCCTAATCCTACAGCATTCTTAAACTCATACCATCCCTCTTTTATTTTATTAAGACCTATCATTAGGGAATTGACCATAGTTAGCCATACTGTTTCAATGCTTGCAGAAAATCCTTGGAAGAGGAGCTTAGCACCTTCCCATGTATGTTTCCATGCTTCTCCCCAACCGCTAACCTTATTAGCCAAGTATATAATACCTGCCACCAATGCGCCAATGGCAACGATAATAATACCAATAGGATTAGCTGACAGAGCTGCATTCCACAGCCATTGTACGGCTGTAGCAGCTTTTGTCCATACAACCATTAGTTTCTGAACTATTACAGTTTGTTTAAGCCACCCTCCAAGAGCCTTTACCACAGGGGCAAGTCCTGAATAAGCAGACCCCATATCGCCCAAAGTGCTAATAACGCCTCCTAAGCTGTCGCCTACTACACCAAGCACCTTGGTAAAGGAAAACGAACCTATTTTCAAGTCATCTAACCAAGCTTTACATCTGCTCATCCACTCACTCCAACCACTCATTACGATAGTAGCTTGTTCGGTAGCTACATTGGTACCGCTGATTTGCTCGGTAAGCTCCGCTTGAGCTTGTGCAGTATTGATAAGTCCTTGAGCAGCTTGTATATTTTCAGCACCAAAGACAGCAGCCAAAACATCAGTATTTTGTCCTATCTTCTGCAACTCTTTGAGTCGTTCGGCAAAAGGCATAGTAGTGTCTGATACTTTTTGCATATTTACTCCATAGGCGGCAAGCATATTAGTGGCCTCTTTAGAGAGGGCCGAGGGCGCATTCATTTTAATAAGTACGTTCCTAAGTCCTACCCCTGCTTCAGCTCCATATTTGCCTGATTGGGCGAGGGCTTGCAGTGCGGCGTTTGTCTCTTCAAAACTCACATTAGAGAGTTTAGCAGCTCCACCTGCTTGCACGAGGGCTTGAGCTATTTGAGGTACTTCAGCGGCACCCTCTTTGGCGCCCGCTGCCATTACGTTCATCATTCGCTCCATTTCGCCAGCTGCTGCTATAGGGTCATCTAAATTCACTTTGAATTGAAGCATTGAGGTAGTAAGTGCATCAGTAGCCCCTACTACATCACCCCCCATAGTTTTGGCAAGCGTATTGGCATAGCTACCCATTTTGGCAAGCGCCTCATCGCTTTCTCCTATCTGAGGGCCTAAGCGTGAGAGGATTGTCTGAAAAGTAGCAAGGTTGTCAGTAGCTGTACCTCCAAATTCTTTGGCAAGGTTACGTGCCTTTCCCCCAAGTTTATCCAAATCGTCTCCGGTAATACCTGTAATAGCAGCTACATCAAGTAATGATTTCTCATAATCTGCACCTACTTGTGCGGCCTCTGAGAACTTTTGAGTAATATTCAAAAATCCTTGTGAAGCTGCTTGCCAATCAATAGGACGCATACTGGTTGCCAACTTATCCCACCCCTCTTTCACACTGCTTATGAAGTCTTTCCAAGTATTGTGCATACCTTCTGTGGCACGCCTCACGTTCTCCTGTGCAGTGTGCAAAGGTTGCGATACATTGTCTTTAGCTTCAAAAATCCACGTTGTAGTGTGATTCACGGTTACGGAGTATTAGGGGTTAGACTGTTTGCTAATTTCGTTCAGTACTTCTACTAAGGCGCGTTTTACAGCTTGGTATAAGAGTTGTTCTTGGCATTTCATACTAAAGTCAAGGGCTTTAAAATGTTCCTGCCACTGAGTATCGTTCATCGTTTCAGGTGTCTGCCCATTGGCACGGAGTAGTGCATCTATGCCTTCTATAAAGTCGTACGCTTCTAAGGAAAGGAGCGACGACTCTACACTTTTTTTAAGGCTACCTTTGAACTTTGTAAGAGTTTACTCAGCTCGGTAATCAGCCCCATATAGATAGAGGCATCATTTTCCATCCACTCCATATCACCATCTAGTACACAATTCTTTACCAGTGCCTCATTGGCCTTGTCGGGGCTTTCTATATACTCTTTAGAAGTTACCAAGGCAAGTAGGTTTTTACTGGGCTTCCTTACCAAAAAGTAAGCAGGATCTTCACTGGCTTCTCCCTCTTCGGTAAAGGTAGTGCCCGATGGATAAACGGCTATTTCTCTTACCACATTAGGGTATTTAGCCTTGTAGTTTTCTATATCGGCTTCGGTATATTTTTTCATTTTAAATAGCTTTTAAAAGGTTATTAAATATTCCAGTCAATATGACTTACAATCAGCTCAAACTTAATAGCAATAGAGCCATCTCCTTGCTTAATAGCCATTTCAGTACCTAAGAACTCCGCATTGCGTATCATATCTTTAATGATAAGTCCGCTTGGTGCTTCATAAATAACAGGAATATCAAAAGGTTCTATATCTTGCAGGCGGGTGCCCTTTGGTAAGGAACGATGTATGCCGTCGACCTCTTCTTTGAGAATAGTAATAGAAGCCTTTGCCTCATAGTTCTCCTCTGTACGTCCCACGGGGAAGCCTCCCGCACCCATAATATTTGATTTTTTGGTACTATCCGAATAGTTAATTTCAACAATACCTACCACATCACGCCCTAATAGATTGAAGGTTACACAATTCCAACCTTGGAGCTTGCCGAAGTGGTTAATAACATTGGTATTTCTTGACATAGTATTATAGATTAGAGGTTAAACCAATTTCGCCTTCAATAGCGTGTAGAATATCATCTGGCACAAGGCGTATTTTTACCTTTAGGGGCGTTTGCTCTGTTACCGTTTGCTTTGCATCAATACTCACTGCATAACCGCTAATCTCACCAGTTACTACCATTTGTCTTTCGATAGCTTTTCCTGCTAATTCCTGCAAGGAGGTAACAATACTATCTTTAAGGTAGCCCGTTTGTGGGTTCTTAGGGAGCTTGCTTTTGATGCGTGGTGAAAGAGTTTGTCTTACTAAGCGTGCTGCTTTATTCCATATCCTATTATTTTCAATATAGGTATAGTCAGATGACTTACTCACACAGGTAGGAGAGTTTGATAGAAAAAAACCTGCCATATCAGCATATTGTCCTGCCAAAATATACCCTTTATCATTGAGTAATTTCAGCTGCTCATTGCTAAGCTCTTCTGCACTTTGCCCTGTGGAAATACCTCCACTGATGTAGCATTTTTTCCCCTCATCGGTAAGAGGGTAGGTATTGCCGCCTTTGGCGTTTTCGGGTTTACTTTCAATATCTACAGAACCTAAGTTCTCACTTACATTGCGCACCGATAACATACCCAAAGCACTACCTACACTGGCGTGGTACTTGTAAGCCTCATCTATAGCGGCAATACCCCTATCTTGGGCTATTACTACTGATACTTGTGGGGCATTTTTCTCTTTTAGGTCGGCAAAGTTATTGACCGCTAAGCTGTTTTTCCCTTTTCCCTCTACAAGAACAAAGTCTATGAGTATACCATCGGGTTTTACAGCTTCTACGATTTGGGTTTGTAACTCTTCTACATCACTGGCAATGGTGGAGAGGTCATTGGTAAACCCAAAGAGCCCTACCCCTTTTACTTGTTTGTTAGCACGGATAGCTTTTACTATCTGTGCCGTACTATCCTGCATTTTACCTACTGCAACAGGTAGAAAGATGATATAGCTTTCGGGAGCTAGGCGAAAGATCTCCGACAGGTGATAGTGGGTAAGTATTTTCTGATTAGCATCCAAACTTTCAGTAATACCTATCGCTTCTGCATCCTTTAGCTGAATAAAAGACTTAGTCTCTCCGTGTGTGAGTTGCGTTCCTGCTACAGCCATAGCAGCTACTACTAAAAACAAATTATCTTTAGTGGGAGCGGTACGCCCTAAGCCTCCTTCAGCTTTTTTAAATGTAAATCCTTTGAGTTGTCCCATGTCTATTCAGTTTTTTGTTCGTCGTCTTCTGTAGGCTCTTCGGTTTCTGTTTTGTCTTGTACCGTAGTTCCTTCTGCTTTAGAAGTTTCTGTTTTGCCTTCTTTATCTCTTTTGATTTGAGGCATCTTGTTTGCTAACTTCGTAACTTTGCTATTGTCAAAGGTATATACCTTGCTTTCAATAGTAGAGGCGTGTAACTGGGCACGATTTTTTTCATAGAAGACTTGCCCGTCTTCGGTGGCAAATACTTCTTCGAGATCATTAGCTTGCATTACTTCTACAGCGATAGCTAATAGTTGCATATATGTTTTTAGATTTTCCATTGTTTAAATTGAGTTTAAAAGATTTTTAAATAAGGGGGTGGTCTTACGGGATCACCCCCATCTATTAGCTACCACTGGTGATAGCCGCTGTACCTTCATCCTTGATAGCGACACATACAAAGTGCATTTCAAAGCCTATGGTATGTTTGCGTCCTTCTGGGTTATTACTTTTCTCCCGAGCATAGCGAACGGCACTTCCTACGGCTTTCACAGTGTAGTTCTTGTGAAATACAACAGAGGCTTCTTTACCTTGCGCTACCGCTCCAAAGGCTTCTTTTTCACCGTTATGATAGGTAGGGGCGTAGGTACTCTCATAGATTTCAAAACCATAGTAGTTGTCGGCTATTTTACCACTATTAGCATCTTGGTATCGGGTTTTAAAGGTCAAGTCCTCAATGAGCAAGTCGGCTACATGGTCGGAGCAAAGCACCAATACACGTCCTTTTTTAGGTACTTTGAGTTTGTCTAATAGCCTTTTAAGCCTAATCAAGTCCTTAGCGGTAAGGCGTTTGCGCCCTGTTCCGTCATCCTCACCTGTAGTTACGATTACAGGGGTTTGGGCCGTGTTTTTCTGTGGGGCAATAGATACCAAGGCGTGCTCAGCTGTTCGATCTTCCAAGGTCTCACGATGTTGTGCCTGTACATCACTCACCTTTTCATAAGGGAGTGCGTAAAGCTCATCGGTAGTAACCTCTGTATTTTCGGTTTCATACTTATTAAGGGATATAATCACCTTGCCATCTTCCCGTTGGTGAGAGGCGATGGGGTAAACTGTGTTATTAATAAGTACCTTTGGGGCAAGCCCTCGCACAGGTATCTTAATAACATCATTGTTTAACCAATCAGGTTTTGATTTCACGGCACCGAGCCAATCGTTCTCGTGTCTGAAATGCGTGATGAGTTCGGTTACCGCGAGCTCATTTTTTAGGGGTAATGTTTCTCGTCTAATCGGCATTTTCTACTTGTTTTTTCGTTGATACATAGCGTTGAGTTCTCTTACCTTTTGAGGATCTGAAACCATTAGTGCCTCTAAGGCATCAGGATCCTTTGTTAGGTAATCTTCCATTGTCCAAGTGCTTCTGTCCTCTACAGCACTTTTAGTAGGAGTGATAGTTTGTGAGGCAGGTCGAGGAGCCTCTATTGCCTCTAAGAGGGTAGCCGTTTTATCATAGTCAGCCTCTGCCAAGCCTATATACAAGTCTTTTTTGTCGGCAGTAATCTTCTTGTCGAAGATAGCTTTATTAACTAATTTCTCGGCTCTATCCTTAGCTTCTACCGCTCTCTTAGTCTCTTGCTCTTTAAGAGCTTGAATACGTTCTTTAATTTGCTCATCGGTAGCATTTGCTGCCATTCCAAGAGCGGAAATAAGGGTGTCTCTATCCATTTTTTCTATATTTTTTGAATTGATTACTTTGTTAGGCTTAGGCAGGCTTTTACATCCACAAGCTTGCATCATGGCTACAGTCTCAGTTGTGATTTCAGGATCTCCATCCACAATCTCTGATATAAGCCCTATTTCTTTTGCCTCCGTAGCACTGAGCCAGTAGTCCTGCTTCCATAGCTCATCTATATCTTCAGAAGTCTTTCCAAAGCGTTTGGCATAGACCTCTTTGTATTGCTCTGTTACATTCTCCAAGTGCTTTAAGTCTGCCCGCATCTGATCTATATTACCATAGAACTCTGTAATAGGCTTGTGTATCATAAATTGGGAACTCTTATAGGCTTTAGCTGGGAAATGTGCCATAATGTAGGTGCCTGCTGAGGCTACCAATGCTCCTGTGCTAATAGTTACACTTTTAAGGCGTTTGAGTTGGTTTACAATTTCGGTAGCTTCATATACCGAACCTCCCGCGGTATTGAGATATACCTCGGCAGAGGTGATACCCTCTTTCAGCGCTTTATCTACTTCATATCGAAAGTCGGAGGCTGTCCATCCAAAGTATATCTGCCCTGTAATACGGAGTTCCAATACACCTGCTTGGGCATTTATCTTGGCTATACTATGTCCTTTTGCTTGTTTATTCATTTCATTATTCAAAAATTAATTGTGAGAGAAGGCTATCCGAGCTTTCTTATCTTTTTCAGGTGCAAAATTCCAAAGAAGTTGGCACCCCTACAAATTGACATTCCGAAATAGGCAGTAAATCCGACCCAAAACAGGCAGTAAATCCGACCCATTTCAGAACAAGAATTTTCAGAAGTTGGGGGCTTTACGGAACTTTGCACCATAAAAATAAGACTATGGCCAAAGAAATAGAAAAGAAATCCGCACGTATTCTCTTCATAGAACAGGGCAAGTCTTCAGAAGAGATTGCCCTACAGTTAGGAGTGAACAAGCGTACCGTAGACCGATGGGCTACTGAAGGAGAGTGGCGAAAGATACGCGATGCTAAAGCCAATTCGGGCAAGGAACGTATAGAGCGTACCCAGTTGGTGGTAGATTCCCTTACTGATAGGCGCCTGCAGGTGATTGAGCAGATAAAGGAGAATGAAGCCGAACTTAAAACAGCGGATAAGGAAAGAAAGACTACCCTTCAAAGGGAACTTCTTGACTTGCGTAAGGAATGTGCTACCATAGATGACGCCATTGCTAAGTGGAATAAGCGTATTGAGAATCTTATAAAGGGCACTAAGATTACCCTTTCGATGTATATAGAAGTAATGGAGAGTATCTTTGAAGCCTTGCGCCTCAAAGATGAGAAACTCTATATCCTTACCTTAGATTTCCAAGAGGAACACCTACACGAGGTAGCCGATAAAAAGTTTTAAGCAATGAAAGTAGAAGACAAAATAGCCAAAGAGCGGTACTTACAAAAGATAGCCTTTGCAAAGAGTGCGGGGTCACGCTTTGCTAACGAAACCGCTGAGGAGCGCAAGGCAAATATAGAGGCGTGTCGTAAAAACCCACGACTAATGGTGGAACGCTACTTTCCTCACTATGCCGATGCTCCTTGTGCTGACTTCCAAATAGAATGGGCTAAAATGGTACAAAAGAACCCTACTTTTAAGGGCTTTTGCCAATGGGGGCGTGCGCTTGCTAAATCGGTATGGAATGATATTTTTCTGCCCTTTTGGCTGTGGTTGCAAGGCGAACCTATGTACTTGGTGATTATTGGTAATAGCTATGAGCGTGCCGAGCAACTATTAGAGGATATTAAAGCAGAGTTTGAAGCCAACCCGCGTATCCTCGCCGACTTTGGTGAGCAAAAACAGCTGGGCACTTGGGAAGACGGCTTCTTTATTACCAAGGGGGGCTTTATAGGACAAGCTCTTGGTATGGGACAAAATACGCGTGGATTACGTGTGAAAAACAAACGCCCTACCTTTATCGTAGCTGACGACTTGGAGGATAAGGAAATTAACAAGAACCCACGCCGACAAGAGGAAGTAGTAAAGTGGATAGATACGGCTCTTATTCCTACTATGGATGGCAAGTATCGCCGCTTTGTGCAAGCAAATAACCGTTTTGCTCCTGTGATGATACAGACTATGCTACAGGAAAAGCACCCTAAGTGGAAGGTACACCAAGTAAACGCTTATGATCCTGTAACCTACGCCCCTACGTGGGGAGGCAAATATGATGATACCTACTTCTATGAGTTGGTGTATGGTGCAGACGGCATAGGGGAATTAGCCGCTAATGCCGAGTATAACAACAGCCCTTATATTGAGGGGGTGATATTCAAAGAGGAGCAATTCCAATGGGTCAAACTCCCACAGCTCCGCAGTATGGAGTATATCATCGGACATTGGGATATTGCCTACGCGGGCAATGCCACCAGCGACTACAATGCTGTAGTGGTGCAAGGTATTAAAGAACGTAAGTTCTATGTGATTGATACCTTTTGTAGGCAGACGAAAATGCGGGCAGCTGTAGAATGGATGTGTCAGTTTCAAAAGCACCTACCCACTACAGTAGTGGTACATTGGCAGTATGAAGCGCAGTTCTGGAATGATGAGGTACAGCGTACTATTCGAGAGGTCGAAAAGGAAACAGGCATTACCCTCAACCTTACCAAACGTACCCTCGACCGTACCCGTAAGATAGATCGTATTATGAGTATGCAGCCTTACTATCAGAATGGGCGTGTCTTCTACAATGAAGCCCTCAAGGGCTCGGTGGATATGCAAACAGGTACAGGACAACTCAAGAGTATAGAACCTCAGTATAAAACCCACGACGACTGGCCTGATGCCCACCAAATATGTACTACCGACCTGGAAGCCTATATGCCCAACAATAGCTTTAAAGTGCTAATGGGCAAAATGAAAACCTTTAATCGCTGGTAAGTAGTGAGGCGATTAATCACTAATCATTAAATATTGATCAGTAAAATGATATACCTAAGAAAAGAAAACCTTATCTCCAAAGCCTTTGAGCGGGCAATTGATGAGAGTAGCCAAGACTTTGAGCAGGCTCTCACCGAGAGTGAAGCCGAACATATTGCCGTCTTTAAAACCCTTTTAAAGAGGTATTATGATGTGGAGACCATTTTTAACCCTGAACGCCCTCACTACAATGTGCTATTGGCGCGTATGCTTACCTTCTTTGTACTCTCCGATGTCCTTTCACGTAATGCCTACCGCAAGTATAACCCAAACAGCAATACCGAGAAACAAAAGGAATGGGCGGAGGGTATGTTGGACAAGCTCTCCAAAGGAATTTACATTTTAGAAGACTTGCCTAAGCCCCCTACCAATGAACAAAAGGGAAGCTCAGCACGCTTCCTCTATGGTAACCTTACTAACAACGACTTTTATATCTAATAAACAATGAATATATTACAGAAAGCCTATAACCGTGTACAAGCCTACTTTGTGGCTAAAGCTCCCTTCACAATGCTTAAGGTAGCCTTGGCGGGGCGTAGCAATAGTGCGCCCTCACAAAATATCAGCTACCAAGCCAAAATGTTGCGGGTGGAAACCCTTAACGATTGGAAAATGGGAGTAATGCTCGCTACCAACCCCGATAACCCCGAAAAGCTAAAGCTACGCCAACTATACGACAACTTAGAGCAAGACAACCATCTTGGCTCAGTGATAGAAAGTCGTATCGCCAAAACACAACAGTCACCTTTTCGCCTTGTGAACGCTAAGAAAGAACGCAACGAGGAGGCTAAGGAACTGTTAGAAACTATGTGGTTTCAAGACTTTATCAAACTTGTACTGATGAGTAAGTTTCAAGGTACTACCCTTATTGAGCTTTTTAATACCGATGAGAACGGCGAGCTTACCGAAGTAACCGAGATAGGGCAAGCTTACTTTAACCCCCTCAAAGGTATTGTACTCAAGGAAGCAGGCGACACTACAGGCACCCCCTACAAAGAGGGTAACCTCGCTAACTTCTATATCCAAGTGGGCAAGGATTACAACGATTTAGGACAATATGCCTTAGCTGCCCCTATTATCTTAGCCAAAAAGCTCGGCTTAGGTTCGTGGCTTGACTTCATTGAAAAGTACGGCGTGCCTCCTCTGTTTATCACTACAGAAAGAGAAGACGATACACGCCTTAATGAACTCTTTGAAATGGCTACCAACTTCAAACGCAATGCCTTTATGGTAGGGCGTGGCAATGAAAAATTTGAGGTGCCTAACATCTCACAAAACAACAATGCCGAAGTCTTTGACACTCTCATCAAGCGTGCTGATAACGAAATCTCTAAGCGCTTTTTAGGCGGAACTGGTCTCACCGACGAGAAAGGCTTTGTAGGCTCTGTAGAGGTGCAGTTTGAGCTGGCTTCCTACCGTTTTCAAAGCGATAAACTGCTTGTAAAGCATATCATCAATAAGAAGCTCATACCGCTATTAGTGAAACTTTCACCTGCCTACGCACCTTTAAAAGACTTGCGTTTTGAATGGGACGACGAGGAGCCCCTAACAGCTGAGAAGTTTTGTAAAATGGTAGAAACATTAGGTGCTTATTATGATTTTGACCCTGAACAAGTAGAAACCATTACTGGACTCAAGATAGTAGGCATAAAAAGCCAAACCCCTAACCTCCCATCCGTGGAAGACTCAAAAAAAAAAGCCTATACAGTAGCCCTCTAAATGAGCGTTGGCAACTGCACCGAGCTCTTTTGCGCACAGAGGAACTCTATACTCATAACCATTGTGAGTGTGATCACGATACCCATGCCTTGGACCTTACAGGTTGGCTAAAGGTAATGGAACAAATTGCCAAAGATAGGTATGAGGGGAATCTCAAAAAAGGAGAACTATCCGATGAGTACATTTTAGAAACCTACAAAGAACTCAATGGCGCTATGTGGAAAGGTTTTGGAAAAGATAGCTTCAAGGTAAATAAGCAAACGGGAGCTATCTCTCCCGAAGTACTCCAAATGCAGCGTAACCTATACAAGTTTAGCGGGGCAAAAAACTATGTACTCCTACAGCAGATAAATGAAATCTTACGTTCAGACAAAGGCAAAAATTGGCAAACATTCCTACAAGAAGTGCAGCAGCTAAACCCTAAGTACAACAAGAACTACCTCCAAGCTGAGTGGCAAACAGCCAAACAAGCGGGCTACCATGCTGCTAATTGGCAGGAATATATGCGTATGAAGGACATCTACCCTAACTTAAAGTATATGACTGTAAAGGACAACAAAGTAAGGGAGAGCCACCAACTGTTAGACGGATTTATAGCTCCTATTGACAGCAACTTTTGGAAAGTATGCTACCCACCCAATGGCTGGCGTTGCCGTTGCTACGTAGTCCAGACAGCCGAACCAGCTTCACAGGAACGCATTGCCCCTGGTACTCTTAGTGAGAAAGACTTCCCTAAAGAGTTTCGTGGCAATGTAGCTATTAGCGGGCAAGTGTTCAAAGAGGATAGTACAAACCAGGGCAAACCTCACCCTTACTTTGCCCTCGCTTTAGATGCCGATAGCGACACCAAAAAAGCCTTTGAACTAAGCAAATTAAAAGCACCCTATACAGAAGTCTATGAGGCTAAAAATGGGGCAGTGGTAAAGGTAAGCCCCTTTGCCGACGAAAGCGACCTTGCTAAAAACCTTAAAAGTGCTATTATCATTGCCGATAACTTGGGGGTGAGTATGAATATACGCCCGCATTTGGAAATACAAAATCATAAGAACCCCGAATATGAAATGAATGGTATTATTGGCGATAGGGCAGAACCTAAGTCCGATAACATCAAAAAAGGAATTAGCAACACCTTCGATAAGAAATTAGGTAAGAAAGGGCAGTTAAAAGAACAAAAAAGCACTTTTATTGTGATAGATATAAGTGGGTACGAGCTAACCAAAGAGAATATAGAAGCTGTTGTAAACCAAAGTTGGTCTAAAATCAATTATTACAAAGATTATTTGGAATGTTTTTTCTTAGTTCATAAGGATAATGCTATAATGCTAAAGACTGAATTGGTAAATAAGGGGTATGAAGAATACAAAAAAGAAGTCTTGAAAATACAGAAAAGCAAGACCTAAGTCCTGCTTTTCTGGGTCGGCGTTGAATTTCTTCGCCACCTAACCTTTCGGCTGTTGCAAAGGTACAAAAACTTTTTTAAATAGCAATTAAAAATGATTTAAATTCTATTTTATGGCAAACTTTCAGACTCCTAACTTTGAATCTATGGCGCGGGAGATATTTAAGAGTATATCCCCAAAGGTCGCCCAAAAAGCGCGTGCTTTCTTTCTACAGTCCTTTATAAAGCAGGGCTTTACGGATACCTCGTTTATCCCTTGGGTGAAGCGTATGGATACACTACCCCACAAAACGCTACAACAATCTCTTACGCTCAAAAATAGCTTGCGTATAGCCGAACAATCCCCTGAAAAGGTAGTAATTTCAGCTGGTGAAAAACTAAGCTATGCAGCTATACACAATGAGGGAGGGACGATCACCGTAAAGGTAACCGAGAAAATGCGAAAATACTTTTGGGCTATGTATTATAGGACTCAGGATAGCCGCTACAAATGGATGGCACTGACCGAAAAGGAAACCCTTACCATTCATATCCCTAAAAGGCAGTTTATAGGAGAAAGCTATACCTTAGACAAGCAATTGGAAAAACTCATCATAGAGGAAATACATAGAGCAGACGAAAATTTAACTTTTGAATAATGGAACACTGGCAAGACTTATATATAGAACTCGCTGAGCGTATCAGTGAGAAGCTACCCGAAATCCGATGGATAGACCTTTGGCATAACCAAGTGGGCTTCTTGGCCGAAGAACATCCCTTTGGTACGCCTGCTGTATTTATTGGGTTTCGCTCCTCACAAATCAATGATATAGGCGAACTGGTACAGATAGTAGATTTGCAGGTAGATTTTTACTTGTATTATGAGACTTTTTTAGATACCTTCAAGGGGGCTTATAACCAGGAGGGGGCGTTGGAATTTACCAAGAGCTTAGACGCCCTTTTTGGTAACTTTCACGGCACATCGGGCAGAAACTATAGCAGTATGCGCCGTATAGCTTTCGCCCCTGTGGATACAGGCACCGCAGGCAATCTATACCAGGTTACTTTTGAATGCAAGTTGCACGATCGTAGTGCCATGAAGTACTACGAACCTACTCAGGTGCGTTTAATGGTGGAAGATGAAGATAATAGGTTTTTTGTAGGAGTAGATTAGACCCTATTGAAGATAATGTTTTCAATAGTCCTCTCTGAGCGAAAGAACTTCTCTGAAAGTGTAGCCACTATATAGCTATGAGTGTATTTTTTTTGCTCTGATAGTTTGTAGTACTCCTCTCGGATAAGATTGTAGAATAGCAATGTAAATCGTCGTTGTTGTTTTGTTGTGGCTCCCATTTTATTCCTCTTTTAGACTGCAAAATTAAAAAAACGTCTGCTATTATCCAAATTGGATTTTAGCAGACGTTGTTAGCTTGGGTCAATGTTTTTTATCTCGCTTTAATAACCTTGCTATCTCTTCATTGTAGCTTTCCGTTCGGCTTTCTTGATAGCGGAAGTTCTCATGATCTTGACTGCTCTCACTGATTACAACTTCTGTGCGCTCTTGCTCATATTTGCGAAAGATAGTCATTAGCTTTGGCATACTGATACGCTCGTATAGCTCGCCAAACTCACCCGAAACAATCCTCTTGAAAATGAGCGATAGCTCCGATAGCTTCAAAAAAGAATAATCTGTGATGATTTGTTCGGTACATAACTTTATCTGCGCCTCTGATAGGGGATTTTTTAGATTTAGCAGCTCATTAAGCTCTATGAGCCATAGGGCAATGTAACTTCTTAAAAATGCTTGTCCTCTGTTCTTTTTAATATCTACTAAGCTTACCGTCTTACGACTAACAGCATCACTCACTCCCTTGAGTGTTACACTGCGCATAAGACAGTTATTCGGCGAATAGGCCTCTAAGAACTTCTCGTTTGAAATCGTCGCTAACTGTTGGCCTGGCGCGACTATTACCTCGTTTTGCATTTTGTAATATCTTGTTTAATTGTGAATTGATATATTTCAAATCGGTGTTTCGTTGATGGAACTCGTCTAACTTTTGCCAGTTCTGTAGCAAGTACTGCCAAGTGGATAAGGCCTCTGTCTCATCAGCTGAGTTGCTCGTAAGGTAGGAGATAATCTCCTTAAGAGCTTTGCCGTCCGCCCCAGTGAATTTGGGAGCAAACCCGAACAATCGGTTATAGAAAGCAAACCACTCATCTAAGAATAGGGCGTATAAGCTCGGCGGGTTCGCCTCTTCCTCTCGGTAGGTAACTTTATCACCCCAATTGCCTTGCCATTCTTCCACAAGGCTCTCCAAGGGAGGAATAAGATACCCTATTTGTTTGAGGTATTCCCCCTCCAATGTGCCTTTTTTGACTTCCATCTTTTGGAACTTTCCTCCTTTATAGGTCAGCTTTAGCACAACGGCACAACTGCGTATGGTTACTATATAGGTCATTTTTATTCTGTTTAATAGGTGTCTATCATTTTTAATATAAGTTTTTCACGAGTTTCTTCATAGGTTTTACAATTGATGTGGATGCTTGTTAAAAAGAATTTTGGATTATAAAAATATGCCTCAACATCAATAGTAGACTCTATTACACAGAGAATGTATCCCTTTTTTCTGAACCAAGCGAGGGCTTGTTCCCAAGTGGGTATAGATAATTTATCTATATAGTCATTATGGTTATCCTTTTCAAAGTCAAACTCTAATTCCCTTATATCAAAATCCCCATACAGGTGTAAAGGTAAGGAAAATTCGCAGGACATATCAAATCCTATTATTTTAAGTTTCTTAGCAATTCCTACAGGAACCAACCAACTCGGATACTGTTCTATTTTCATTGGTGTTTGTCTTTTGAGTTAAAAACTTTCCTTTTCAACATTTATTGTAATGTTATCTTCATCGAAGTTCTTAATGATGTATATCGTCTTTCCTTCACGTAGGATAACAGAGGAGGGTAGTTGGCTAATTTGGTTACGAAAGTAATGAAAGATGTTGTATATACCTTTTTTAAAAAATCTCACATCAGTTTTGGCCTTATTTAGTTCCTCTTCTAATTTTTCAACTTTTTCTTCCGCTTTTATAGTCATATTGCAAAAACGCAATAGCTCTTTTTTTGCTGCTTGAGGGTTTCCATTAATCCTATTGCATATTGAGGAGTAACTTACATCATAATCGTCTATTTCCATTGTATTTGTTTTTTAGTGTTATACTTCTACTTTTGTTTTTGTTAGTTGTTTCCCACAATCTTGGCAAAACACAGCAGTTATCACTACAGTACAATGCCCTCCTATCGTTCGCAACACTTGGTGTTTGTGAGGGCATTTGTCACTTGTCGTTTGTCGTTTGTCACTTCTTTTCATATCGTTTCTCAATTATCTTTTCTAGCGCTCCTATTACCTTACTGACTTCCTTAGTAGTCATTTCTTTTAAGGGCTTTTGTACAGGGCACCTCTTACTTAGCATAAACTTACCCAATCGTTGAAGGTCGGGGATCCTTGGGTTATCCTCCTGCACCCAACCCAGTTCGTGGCATTTTGCTAGGAGGCTAAGGTGTTGTGCATTATGGCTATCAAAATACGCCTCCCTAGCGTAATTATACTCTAGCCAATCTAATAGCCCAAAGAAATCTCCTTCAGTTAGTTCCTTGCTAGAGCTTAACTCTCTTTGAGCGGAATCTGATAAGAAAGCCATTCGTTCCTCTCTGTCCTTAAACCTCTTTCCTAAGAGGCTCTGTAGGATCTTTAGTTGTCGTGTGCTAATCATTTTAAATCGTTTTTTATATTAATTAGGTGAGCTTCCCTTAGATGGAGACCCCCTGCCTCAAATCCTTCTAAGTAAAGACTATAATTCGTATATCTTATAAAATAAAGCCGTGAAGGAGCGCAGCGCCTATGCTTTTTATTTATTTCCTCAGATTTTTTGAGTATATATACTTTCAAATCTTCTATTTTATCTGCCTCATAAAGCGACATGTCCATGCTTTTTAGAAAGGTTAAAAACTCTTCCTGTAATTTATTTTTAGGCTTACTATTATTCGTACAGAGACAATAGTAATGGGTTGGTTTTTCTTTCATTTTAAATCGTTTTTAAAGGTTATTTAATACTCAAACTATTTCCCAAAAAGTTCCCTATATGTAGTAGTTGTTATCTCCTCACAATCTTTTGGGATGACAACATCACAATCTTCACTTACACAAAAACCAAAGTACTTATCATTCCCTTTGTCGAATCCTATATTACTAAATGCCTCATCCCAACCGATACAGGCATTAAGCTCGGATCTGGTGATAGTAGGTGCCTGGTCAAAGTCTGCTTGTACAGCTTTTCCTTGTTTGGTGTTCAACCGAGGCGTATATTCATTTTCCTTATCTTTTACTTTTTTCCAGACCTTAGTGTCTACTATAATGTCTTTAGGGAATATGACTGAGGAAATACCCCCCATTATAACCCAATAGGCTCCTCTCCAAGAGGTAAAACCATACTTATTAGCTAATGCTTTTTGATTTTCAAAGCAAATATCGAATTTGTCAACTATCTTTTGAAACTTCCTTCCTGTTTCACTATCTTTTTTTGTTATAAAATACATTTTAAATCGTTTTTAAAGGTTATAAAACCCTGCCTTAGGGGGTCTCTTATGGGCATACCCTTAATACCAACGACACGCTAAGGGCAGGGTATATTTGTTCCCCTTTCGGGGGCTGTGGGAATTAGATTGCTGAAAATTGTAACAATATATTCTGCCACTTGCCGTGCTCATCTTTCTCGTAGAATCGGATATAATCCTTAGAGTGGTTATACTGATAACTCTCACGGAATAGCTCACACGCCTTCGAAAAATTTGGGTCGGCAAACTTGCTCTCGTACTTGTAGAGCTTCTGGATGTTATCGGGGTCAAGTTCACCCTTTTTACGCTCCAATAAGGAAAGGATAAACTCCTTAGTACCCTCATCGCCTGAGTAGCGCCCTTCTATGAAGTCAAAGATATACTTCTCCGCCTCAGTGGCTCGCTCGTCATAGGAGCCTTTACCCTGCTTGTTGTACTCCACCTTGAAGGCACCAAACTCAATCTTAAAGTTACCCTTACCTTCAGCGTGTCGCCCGCTGTACTCCTTCAGTAGCTCGTATAGGGTATCCATCGTCTCAAACGAATGCTGTTTGAACTCCTTCAATTGCTCGTTGATATCCTTGGCAATAGTGATAAGGCTCGTAATCGCATCTGCCTTCATCTCCTCGTAGGCTTTTTGTTTTTCTACCTTTTCCTTGGCGTCTAATTCTTTCGCCTGTTCTATAAGTGCTGCACGTTCCTCGGCACTTAGTTGTGATAAATCTACACTCATGGTAATATCTATTTTAAATTATCGTTCTACTTTTGCTCTATATAATTTATGGGCTTCTATCGGCTCCCATGTCTTTGTATCTTGATTATACCAGGTCAATACTCTTTCTGGGTTATAGCGGAAGTCGGGGGCTTCCCAGTTATTTTCACGAATCCATTCGTATATGGTCAGTACCACTATCGGTACGTATGTCCTATAGCCAGTGTGATACTGGTGTATCATCATCCGCTCTTGTGCTGTTAAGGCTTGTAGGAAGTTATCCAACCTTAGTACATCTGTATATAGCTGTTTCATTGTGCTATTATTTTTCGTTTTTCACTCTTGATTATTTGTGGAGGCTCTCCACTTTTATCTATCATTTTTAGTAATATCTTGGGGTAAATACCGTAAATATTCTCCATTTGTAAGTGTATCATTAGCTCTACATCCTCTCGGTCAAATACACCCTCTCTGAGTGCCTTTCCGTAGTATCTGGCTATCTCGCCCTCTACATAGACCTCCCATTGCTTGGCAAACCAATTTAGTAAATGGTCATTCTTTGCCAATATCCTTGGATCCACTAAAGTTTTCCTCTGTTTATGCACCTGTTCACACCATTTTTCAAAGTACATCCCTTGTAGTTGTTCGTATGCCCAGTACTTGCAGTCCAAGTAATAAAGTAGGCACTCTCTAAATGTCTTTTGCTTTTCTATAGTTTCCATAATTTTTACTCTTCACTTATAATTGTGCTATGATATAACTCTGCTTTCTCCTTGTCTATGGTAAGCACCCCGCCGGGACAACGCCCCGATACATTACATGCCAAGCCTTCCACTTGTATAATCACCTCTGCGAGCTTTTTACAAAGCCTTGCCACCGCTATATCGGGCTCTCCCTTTTCTTCGTGGGCGAGAAAAATAAAGAGTACATTCCGATAATTTTTCCCCCATTCCCTAAGTTTAGGGGCTGTTAGCTCGTCTTTATAAACTGTGGTATTGTCTATAATCACCACTTTAGGGGCACGTTGCTTAGCTAATGCTTTCTCTATCTCGGTAAGTTCTGTATAGGGTACTATCTTTAACTTGCGGTTGCTGGGGTCAAGCCCACTACGGATATATGCCTCTTGGAAGGACTTACTAATGCCCTGCTCGGCACTTACATACATCACCTGTTCAAACTTGCTTAAGTATTCCGCTAACATTAGCGAAAACCACGTTTTACCCTGCTTTTCCTTTCCATAGATCAACCAAAACCCACCTACTTCGGGATTGCCAAGGGCTTTCTCCCATACCCCCTCAAAAGGAAAGGTTTTATAAGTTTTTTCAAGTAGTTGCTTTCCGTATATACCTTTTATTCTTGCCATTAGCTTAACTTAATTAAATTCTCCAAATACCTAAGTCTCTTCCAATCGGAAGGGGTTACATCCTTTGTATTAAGGTCATTCGGATTCATACACTTACGTACGAGTTTGTCCACATCCTCCTTTTGCTTGGCATTTACCGAAGCCACATCGCCCAATAATTGTATATAAAACTCCCTACGATCATCCGTTCCTTGGGGTACAATTGAGGTGATGTCAAAGAAGCGGTCGAATATCTCAGCATAACCTACTTTTTTATGAGCAATGCCGCTCTCTATCTTTGCCCTTAGTCCGTCGGCTCCCATCATATACCAAGCACATTCCCCTTGTGTAGCGTTCCATAGTTCTTTGAGTTCGAGAAAAGCGTTGTAGTCCAAATCTCCTGCCTCGTCAAGTACAATAAGAGGTTGTTCTAAGTAAATAAGACACATCTTGATACTTGCCTTTACATCTACATACTTACCTGTATTATCCACCCCTATAGTCTTAGCAAGCAATCGGATAAACTGCTGTTTGGTCTTCGCTTGGGAGCAATCCACATAGAAAGCGTTCTTGAGCTTACGGACAATGTGTCGGGAGCAAAAAGTCTTACCAATACCACAATCATCTACCAAGATCATAGATTTGCTGTACTCCTTGCAGTAGAGTAGGTTATCTTCTATTTCAGTATATACAGCTGTACGTGCTACTTTCCAAGCATTATCCCTTACCTGTACACCCAGCTGATGAGCAATTACCAACCATTGGGTATCGCTAATGAGTTTCTCCACTTCTCCTTTTTTAAGTCGTGAAAGGATAGCCCCCTTGAGGTTTAGGCGTTTGGCATAGTCGGCATCGGATCCTCCATAGTTCTCACGGTCGGAAAGAATTGCTTCCCTTACCTTGTTTTTAAAGTCTATTGATAATTTCATATAGCATATTTTTTTCTCCAGTTTTTAGTATATTCTGTCCCTGTACTGGGATTGTAGAGGATTTGTCTGTCGTCTTCCTCCATAGTATCGTAGTCGTCCAATATTTCTACTTCCTCTGCTTCGCATGCTTCAAATCGCTTGAGGTTGTTAATTACAAAAGAGCGTTTTGGCTTCGGTGTCTTGTCTATCACCCCTATAGGAGTAATCTCTTTGCTTTGGTGCTGTACATAGCGTACAATGGTCATTGTATAAGCATTTTGCAGCGCTTTGATAAGGGTGTCTTCCTCGGTTTGCTCGGCTTGTGCTCTTTGGAAACGTGGCATCGGTTGCACCTCACATACATAGCGGTTACCACAGTAAGCAATTGCCTTTATAAGTTCCCCGTCATTGCCATCCAACCAATACACCTCTATATCCTTACCTTCTATCTGTTTCATTTTCTCAATAAGTGGGTCGCCTGTAAGTATCTTTCCCGCTTCGGCTATTGCCATTTTCTGTCTGTTTAAGCTGATAAAGCCTTGTTTGCAACTGGTCTTAACAGAGTAACCAATATAGGGTAATATAGCTCGGTAGTTCGTCTCCGGTAGGCTTTCCAATTGGTTATTGAGAAAATATTCCCAACGGCTTACGCTTGGATCTTCATCGTGAGGTTCGTTGTTCCAATCCTCTATATCGGCAAGGCGTGCCTGCACGAGTTCATTATAAGGGATAATCTTGGTAGCACCTTTGCCCGCTTGGTTGGCTTCGTTCTTAGCAAAGGGGCGAGGGATCCATCCGTCAGCGTATTTTTCTTTGTTGTTACGCATCTTGCCAAACATACGTTCTATATACTTTCCCTTGGCGTTATTGGCTTCCACTCTTACCTTTTGGAACATATACCCCTCTCTAAGGAAGGTGTCGCTAAAGCTGCTATTAAGGGAGCTTTCGCACTCCAACTCATAAGGGAGTTTTAGCCCCCATTGGTGATAGTTCCTCACTAATTGTCTGTAGAACTCAAGGATAATCCCTTCTTTGCTCTTTCCATAGACAAAGGCTGTCATACAGCGGCTGGCAATATCCACCCCAATATAGAACCATACCCTTTTTCCTTTTTCATACCAAAATGGAGGTTGTCTGTCGTCAATGGAGAGGATAGATCCTGCTTTGGTAGGTAAGTCCGTTTGTGCATAGGGGATAAATTGCCCCATAAAAGCCTGTCGGTTTCCGCTTCTGAGATTGTAGGAGATGATTTTCTGTTCCCAACTCATCAGATAGGCTTTGATAGTACTTTCGCTCAAGGCGGGGAAGCCAGTAGGTTCGTATAGTTCACCTGTTTCCTTGTTGAATACTTCTATATAGCCAGCCAAAAAGGCATCATATTGCCGAGATATATCGGTAGGAGTAGGCTTGTGGGTTTGTCCTACGAATAAGCCTTGTAGCACCTCTATGACACGCTCATCTACCTTTCGGGCGTTCTGCTTGCCCTTTCCGTAAGGGTCTTTGATAACGGAGAGGAGTCCATCGGTTTTAAAGGCGTTTAAAGTGTTTTTAAAATGCCTTAAACTCTCAGGCAGGCTATGCTTACGACTTGGGGGCAGGGTCTCGTTAAAGCTCACTGCATCGGTAAGAAGGCTTTGAGCAAGTCCCTTGGTAGCACTCTTTTTATGCAATGCCTTGCGAATATTGAGTCGTTCCTGCTCAAGGGTAACCAAGGCTTGCAGAGTAGTAGCATTGATGATGTAGCGGTCTATCTCTTCATCGGTAAGGTGCTTGTCCCCACGTTTCCATTCACTATAGAAGCGTATCGTTTCGTCTTTTACTTGGTAATATCGCTCCAACAGATGACCTGCTTTTCGTGGATCACCCAGTGCCTCTTGTATCTCCTTGGGGAGAGTGTCATAGTCTATCAGTAGCCTACGCCCATTCCCACCCGATTGGAGTTTCTTAACACCATAAGGCTTACCTTCACTGCGAGAGATAGCACTCTGTAAGGACTTGAGCACATTCCAATACTTAGGAACCAACTCTTCCACCTCCACAGCAACTTTATTATGTAACCATAAATAGGGCATAATCTTTTCTTTTTTGCTCCCTAATGCGATTTCGCTTCGCCAACCTTTCGGCTGTCAATCCTACTGACTTAGGGAAAAATTCGCTACCTTTGTAGCCTCAAACAAAATATATATTCATGAAAATTGATATTCCAGATGCTATTGAGCAACTTAAAGAACTCAAAAAGGTTATAGCCAACCTAAGATTAGAAATAGCCAAAAATCTTGTTTCCGTCTCCTCCGCAATTCTTGCCATATTGATTGCCTTAAAGAACGGATCATCTGACAACACTCCCCTTTTGCATTATGCCTATGTACTCTTTCTACTATGTATCCTCTCTGGTTTAATGTTGCAATATGGCGTGTTAGAGCAATTTCGCAAGATGGGCAAAGATTGGTTGGCACTAATAATATCATCCTCCCTTGAAGGCTTTTCCTGTTCTGATACCAAACCAATAGTTTCCTCAAAATACGATGGCTTCTTAAAGGTTTTGGAAATAGTTTGCATTTTTTCATTTCTAATAGCCTTAGTGTTACTTATTGGGCATTCATTTTCGTAGCTTATGTCCATACTACATTAGTTCTGTTCTCAATTCCCTTCTGACTAATATCCCAAAGAAGGTTTCTTTTGTCTCTATAACTTGGTGACTCCAATCTCTATTGATATGGTGTATCACCTGCTTTTTTATCCATTTTTGTATTAACTTTCTCATATTCTTTTTTTAGTTTCTCTTTGTTTTCTTAACTTCTATACTTGTCACTTCTATACCTTCCCGTCCTCCTACGGAAATTTTCGCATACATAGTCATAAAAAAATGTTTCCCGTATGCCTTATTTATCATTTCTTGTACCTTGGGATGGTAGGAAGCTGCCTCATAGCTATCCGCCTCTATGTTAGGAATAACTCCTATAAGCTTATGAGAGGTTTTTCCATTGATAATTCTTTGTAAGTGTACTTCTATATTCATAACTATATGATTTAATTATTTGCCTGCAGGTGCTACCTGCCCTTCTACTTCCGCAAGCACCTCAAAGAGTGTTACCTGATGTACTTGCGGCAAGCCCTTCACTTCTTTGAGCTTCTGGCAACTACTGCGAATCTCTAAGAGCTGCTCGGCAAACGCCTTATTGATATACCACTTACCTGTACTCGCCTTATAAAAGTGCTGAGGGTGCTTGCGAATGCGAGCGTGATACTGCCCACTGGTTACCGAGTAGTTATGTAGTAGCAACCACTCCACGTATGGCAGGGCTTCCATTCCATAGACATTAAGAGATTTAGGCATTTTGATGATCGTTTGCAGGGCGATTTTCTCCATTTCAATAAAGTAACGGCGTATCTTCCTACCCTGTTCATTCCTTTCTACCATTGCCAGCTCTTTAGCCATATTAGTAGTAATGAAATAGTCCTTTCTATGTCTAAAACCTCCATGTGCTGGAACTTGACTCGCCAAATCGGGCGAACGTTGATTTTCAGTAAAATAGTCTTCATTTTCAATAAAGCCATATTCTCTGATACGCCCTTTAATCCAGTTGGAAAAATCCCTACCTGTTTGGAGTTTTTTATGAAGCTCGCGGGCATCAACTAACTGTATGCCCTTTTGTTCTGTAATTTTAACTAACTCGTTCATTTTCTTGGTATTTAGTTATTAGACATTCCCTTTGTTCTATCAACTCATAGAGAGCCTCGTAAGTCTTTTTGTCTTTCCTTGATAGGCGCATTCTTATAGCATCTGTGGTGTATCCTAACATCTTAGATAGTGTCTGAATATCTCCTGTTTGTTTTTTTTGTTCGCAAATACGAACAATCTCGGAAAATTGTATTATCTTTGCCATTGTTATAAAGTATTATCGTTTTGACGTTGCAAAGTTACAAATAAATTTGATACTAACAAACATATTTGATAAAAATGACAAACTTTTTTGATAGAATAATGCAAGTTGCTGAATATAAGGGATATAAAAATCCTTCAGAATTTGCTAAAAGAGGATTAGGATGGACTTCTTCGGAGAAAATCAACAGATTAAAAGACGAAAGCAAGAAACCAAGCGTAGATATTTTGATAGAAATATCAAACAAATTTGACAATATTAATCTTGGATGGTTACTTACAGGCAAAGGAGAAATGCTAAAAGAAGAAGAAATTTTACCTGTTGCAGTTCATACAAATAATCCTAAAAAGGGCATTCCTCTTATACCAGTGGAAGCTATGGCAGGTATTGCAAATGGAGAGGTGTCTGTTTTAGAAATGGACTGTGAGCGATATATTATCCCTATGTTTAAGGATGCTGATTATCTTATAATGGTTAAAGGAGATTCTATGTATCCAAGATATAGTAGTGGGGATGTTGTAGCCTGTAAAAAATTGCCTCTTTCTGACTTATTTTTCCAATGGAATAAGCCTTATGTAATTGATACAGATCAGGGGGGGCTTATAAAAAAAGTATGTAAAAGTACTAAAAAGAACTGTATTAAATTAGTCTCAGAGAATCCAGAGTATGAACCTTTTGATTTGCATAAATCCCAAATTTATGCAATAGCATTGGTGATAGGAACTGTAAGATTAGAGTAGGAGTGCTCTGTCCCTATTGCCTCCGTGGTATCTATGTACCCATATATAAGTAGGAAAGGTACATATATAGCAGGGAAACACTATGTTTTTACCCTAAAAATTGTATTGCTTTCTGTATATCAATAAGTTAAGTATTTTGTACATTTGCAAAATACACCCAACTCACGCCTTAACCTTATCATTTTAACTAAAAAGGGGCTTTTTACCCCCTAAACTCGTGCTTAAAAATATACGCTTTTGCATACCCAACTGCATACCCAACTGCATACCCAACTTTTTAGGGAGGGTATTTCGGAGGTATTCCTCACCCTCATTTTCGGGGGGGCTTTATAGGGCTTTTCAATGGGCTTTAAAGGCTGTTTTAAGGGCATAAAAAAAGCCCTCAAAGGGGCTATTTTAGTGAGTTTGGGAGGTTTTAGGGGCAATATATAGGAGGTTATCCATATAGTAGGTATATTCTGCCTATTCCTGTACAATTTGGGACATTATTTCGGGACATTTTTTGCATATAAATGTAGCCTTTTGTACATTTCGTTTTGTCCCTGTTTTGGGGCTTTTTGGCTTCAATCCCTTTATTTATAAGGCTTTCGAGGCTTTTATATATTTTCCAATTTTAGTACCCCCTATTCTGTTGTTTATAATTGAGGGAGAAAATGTATAAACAATGATTAATAGTTAATCACAGCACTTTGGCAAAGGTCATTGCACAAAAGGTGATTAAAATGAACTTTGCCAGAGTGTTTTATTCCTAAAAAATAATTTTATGCCAAAATCAAATCATATCTTAAAGAAAATACACTTTACTAAATTAAAGAATCTAAAAAATTTAGAGATTTCTTTTGACGAAAAACCTCTAACAGCAATATTAGGACCTAATGGATGTGGAAAATCAACTATTATTCACGCTATAAGTTGCATAAATTCACCTATTGATACACCTTTTTCTACCACTAATCACAGATTTAGCGAATTTTTCACCCCTACAACACATTCTTTATGGGAAGGAAGTAAATTTGAAGTATATCAGTATTATAAAGAAGACGGAAGAGATTACCAACCTGTTTCAAAATTTAGAAAAAATAAGCGTTGGGAGCCTCGTTATACAACAAGAATTGAACGCTATGTATCATATATAGGAATTGATACTTGTGTTCCTTCAATAGAAAGAGAAAAAAGAGAGGGAAAAATAAATTTTCAAACAATTCCTTTAAATGATAATTTATCAAATAGAGTAAAAAAGATCGCAGGAGAAATATTAAATAGAGAATATACAATTTATAATGAGCATACAAATTCAAATAAAAAATATATTGGTGTAAATTATAAAAATATTGATTATTCTTCATTAAGTATGGGAGCAGGTGAACAAAGGATATTTTTAATTTTGTCAGAAGTTCTAAAAGCTCCTAATAATGGATTAATTTTAATAGATGAAATTGATTTACTTTTACATCAGGATGCTTTGATAAAACTTCTTGACCAATTAAATAAAATAGCAAAAGACAAGAACTTACAGATTATATTTACAACTCACGCACAAGAAATATTATCACTAGATTTTATTGCTGTTAGACACATATTGCAAACAGATGAAAAGACTTTATGTTTTACAAGTACTAAACCTGATGCACTACAACGTTTAACAGGAAGAAGTGAGTGCCCTTTAGAGATTTTTGTAGAAGATGATTTAGCTGCAACCATTATACAAAAATATGTTTGCAAAAACAAATGAAAAAATATGTAGCTATAAAGAGATTTGGAGCTGCTCAAAATTGTTATACTACCGCTTGTGGAGCTTTATTAATAGGTATAGATAATATAGATAATATGTTATTTGTTTTAGATGGGGATATAGATACTAATAAAGAAGATAAAGAAGCTAAGATTAAAAAGATACTAACAGGAGATACTGATTTTGCATATACACAAAGAGAGAATGTACTAAATAAAATAAAACAGTTTATTTTACCCCCTAATATAAAACCAGAAAAGTATTATCATCAATTGATCTGTAAACTTGATGAGAGAATCTTAGGTGATGAACAAAAAGGTATTCAAAAAGTTGCTAAAAGAATAGAAAATACAGATGATTCACATAAATATTTTAACTTAGTCATACAAGAAATGGGGCTTAACAAAGAAGTTGGTTTGAATAAATTAGTCGATATGCTAGCAGAAACTCCAGAATGGAAAATAATTACAGAAGAAATTGATAGTTGGTTAGAATCTAAAAAAAGTCTTATCATAGAAAATATAGAACAAACAAAAGAAAGTATTGAATTGACAAAAGATTAA